ATTATTATCAACAATTGGATCCCAAAATCTTAAATCTGTTGGTATTACATTAGCTTGAATTCCAGTCATACTAATATTATTATTAGAATTAGGTATAATATTAGCTAAAGCAGAAGTCATTTCTTGACTAGACATAACAAAAAATCCAGAACTACTAATTACAACAGAACTTATATTAGCATTTGTATTTATTCCTACAATTGGAATTACATTACCTGAACCTGTTGTAACATTTGATAAAGCAGTAGTTATATTTTGACCAGTTATTTGAAGTGTATTTGCTGTTCCTGTTGTAGTAGTACCTACAGCAGTATTTATTGTAAATTCAGGAACTACAACAGTAATAGCTCCACCTGCAGAAATTGCATAAGTACCTATAGATGTAGTAGATGATATTCCAGTAACTGGTTGAAATACACTTGAATCAGCTAGTACTTGACCAACTGCTGAATTTATTTGTTGACCAGTAACTGTAATTAAAGCTGTTCCTGTAGTAGAGGTTACACTATTTAAACTAGAAGTTAATGATTGACCAGTAGTTGAAAATATACTTCCAGTTCCAACTAATACAAATCCACCTGGTGAATTCCATGGTCCTGAATTCCATTCTTCTCTACCCCAACCAACTCCTAAATCAATTTCAACTTCTATCTGTTGACCAGTTATAGAAATTGTAGCTGACGGTGCATTATTCCATGTAGCAGAATTCCATGTTGATCTTCCCCAACCTGTATTTATTTGTGCATCAACTGTAACAGAATTTATTGCAGTACTAGCTTGTAAACCAGAAATTTCTGCAGAATTTCCATTTTGAGAATTCCAAGTTCCTAAATTCCATGTAAGTGCACCCCAAGAATTTGCAGTTATAGTTACAGTACCACCCATACCTGAATGATATTGACAATAATAATATAAAGTAGTTGGAGTACTACTTGTTACTTCTATTTCTGTGTAAGCTCCAGATGATCCCGGAGTTCCATTATAAGTTACACCAGAAGTATATTCTGATCCTCCACTATGTGTTCCATTACTCGTTGTAGAAAATTTAAGTGGATGACCACCATTAGAACTATTAGATTGAGAAAATCTAACTGAACCTCCTACTCCTAAATTAGCAGTAGCAGTTAATACTCCATCTAAATAATATCTGTTCCCTGATCCCGGATTGGAAACGGTTACGTCTATTGTTCTTACCAATGACATAAGGAATTTCTCCTTATGCTATTCTGATTAAACCAGCAGATGCGTTAGCAGTTGGAAATTGTAATTCAAAAGTTCCGTTTGTAGAAGTTTTAACTCCTCCAAAATCTAAAACTGCAATTGCCGAATTTGCATTATTTGCATTATATAATAAAGCTGCTTGAGCAGAAATTGTTGCATTTGCAAATGTAACATTGTCCGCATCAAAAATAGCAGTAGTTCCATCTACTGAAATTGCTACATTAGTTAATGCATTTCCACCTGTGGTATAATTAGTACCAGAAGCTGAAATTTCATTTGTTGTTGCATATGCCGCTGTTGTTGCATTTAAAGTTGCTGCATTCGTGTACAAAGCACACTTCAGAGTGAGTGCTGCAAGGTTTCCACCCGGCGACATTAAGTCTTGTTTGAATACAGTAGCTATCGCTTGTGTTATTGCCATTCTTAGTTTCCTCCAGTTAATGTGTTTGTACCAAGGGGACTACCGGGAAACTTATAATCGGTTCTTCTTCTTCTCCGAGCTTCATTGTTAACGGTAGTAACTCTTGTATTATACAAATTTTGATATATCTTATAATCTTCCATGTTCTTTGTAAAGAGATTTGCTTCAACTAAACAACCAAATAATAAAACATCTGGAATATTTTCAGTGTACCAATTAGTAGTATTAGTATTAGATAATGGATTAATTTTTCCTTGATATCCTAATTTTAAAGTATAATTTTGATCAGGAGTAGGTGCTAAATACACTCTATCATCATCAAAGTTAGTAAAATATTTAGGTTGACCTTGTAATGATATATCAGGCCAATATTCTTGACAAAAAGCTAAAGTTTTCATCTCTAAATAACTTACATTAGAACCTATAGTAATAGTTAAATAATTAAATAACATAGGTTCTATAGAGGTAGGAAGATTTACAAATCTATCTCCAGCTATTGAAGTAGTAGTTACATTTTCATTAAATCCAATAGGGTCTATGTCTCTTGATAAAGTAGAAAAAGTATTATCAATAAAAGTATCTAATTGATTAGTAAAATCTGTTCCTGTATTTTCAGCCCATGTTTGTATATCAGTCTTTAGACTGTTGTATGTCATCGCCATCTTTTTTTACCTCTAAATTGTCGTCAATCTTAAATTTAGTCCAAACGTGTCCTGCAAATGGATATGTTCCAAAATGAGTTAAAGGACTTTGAAGATCAGCATGTATCTTACCACCTATTTTTTGCCATAATCTACAAAAAGAATAATCCTCTGATAAATATCTATTACTTTTTTCATCAATAATACAGTCAAAAAGTGCGTAACAATTTTTACTAGAATACCTTTTATTATTAATAATTTGATCACTTGTATATTTAAGATTAGGATAAGCTTCTATCATTTTACGGAAAACTTCTTTTTTAATACACATAAAACCAGTAGCTGCATCTAATACTTCAGCAAAACCTCTTTCTACTTTAATATTTTCAGGTTTAGCAAAATTTAAATTATAACCCATAGCTCTTTGTTCTAAATGTTCATCACTTTTTTTTACTAAATCAGGTATAGCTTTCCAATCAATAGATTTTCTTGGATATACTCCACAAGCTATATCATGACCAGATTGTAATACTTTAGCTACAGCTTCTCCATTAAATCCAATATCTGCATCAATAAACATCATGTGTGTAAAACCATCTGGGTCTTCATCATCCATATCTAAAAATTGACTTACTAAAGTATTTCTAGCTCTAGTAATTAAACTTTCATTTCCCATTGTATTTAAATGAACTTTAAATTTTTTTTTAGCTGCAGTTTGAGTTACACTCATTACTCCGTGTAGATATCCTTCTGAAAGTAAACCGCCATAACAAGGTGTTGCGATCATAACACTTAATTTTTTATTTTCTATCATGTTACAACAGTAACACTTCCTAAACCTATTTGTAACAAATTTGTGTTAGTTGTATACCAAGTAACAGGAATAGTTGCAACTCCTACATATAAAGATTGACCTGATGTATTTTCAAAACCAGGTATAGCAGTTACTTGATTAGGAACACCACCTGTATTAGAACCGGCTATTCCACCACCAGTTCTTGCTGCTTGAGTAGCAGATATGTTAGCTTGTGGTCTAGCATTTTGTAAAGTTTGTGGATCTGTAAAATAAGTTAAATCTAATTGTGGTTGTTTAGGTTCCCACTCTGAAGTATGAACAAACATTCCTGTCCATTCAAATCTCATTTCATTGTAAGGAAAACTTAATCCTGATCTATCAGAAATAGCTTTTGCATACTTACCACCAGCAAATTTTTGTGATGCAGCTCTGTGAGGTCTACTGCTTGAAGGAATTTGAGCCATTATGAATAAAAACTATTTCCAAGTGCTGGTACAATTCTTGTAGAAGGAGTATCATCACCAGCTACTAATCTTTGATAAGCTTCTTCATAATCTATTTTTAACATTTGTTGAGTTGCTGCAGGAATACCTGGTCTTTTTTTAGAAAGATAATAAGCAAGTCCTGCGCACATACATTCAAAAGCTCTGAAAGGTACATCTATATTTTGTTCTACACCACTTACAGTAGAAGCGGTAATATCTTCTATTTTTCTCATACGATAATAAGTAAGAGTATAGTTTTGATCAGGAGCAGGATAAATTTTAAGTACTGGAGTAGATAATCTTTGTAAATAATATTGAGTAGGTCTAGCTGCAGTAGTTTTATTTGCAATAACTGCATAATCGCCAAGACCTAAAGCTGTCATGGCATATTCAGTTCCATTAGCTATTTGAATATTTGCATTTATAATATCAACAGTATCATAGTCTAAAGTATATTCGATAGTTCCTGTAGTAATAGCTAAAGTTTTATATTCTACAGTCCATTGATTGTAACCTCTGTTTGCCCAATCACTAAACATAATATTCATACTACGTCTAGCTGATCTTACATCATAACCTAAAATAGGATCACCTCCTATTCTGTCATATGCTTCTTGTATTACATCATTAACGGTAAGGTTATATGTTGAAGTTCCAGATAAAGCCATAATTTCCCATTATGCAAAAAATGCTGTTATACCACCAACATCGGTTAAAGTTACTTGTAAAGATGTACCAAATCTTACACCGTCACTTGGTAAATTAATAGTAACTGGTCCTGATGATACACTTGCAGCTGTAGGCACTGTAAATTTACTTACACCACCATCTTTAAAAACTACTGTGCCTGCACTAGCTGTTGGTGTAATTATAAAAGCTTTTAATCTCATTGGTCCAGCAAATAGTGTTTGTGTACCTCCAGTAGTAGAAGTAAAAGCTACATTTAGATCTGATCCTGCCATTTTTTTCTCCTAAATTAAATTAAATTTTTTTAAGTTCTCGTATAGTAAAGCAATTCTATCTTCAGGTACAGTATTAGGTTTTAAATACTCTTGTTGAGCAGCTTTAGCTTGAACATTACCCATATCTAAAGGTTTTTGATTAATATTAGATGCTATATTACTACTAGGCATTCCGCCTGAATTACCAACAACTTTTGTACCACCACTAAAAGTATCTATTACTTTTTCTATATTTTTTAATTTTTTTTCTAAACTATCTTCTTTTGTTTCTGATTTTTCTTTTTCTTCTTTACCTAAAACTTCTTTAACTGTTTCTGTTTCAGAAGTATCATCTATTGATTCTACAGCTTTTTGATCAGCCGTTTGACCAGCTTCCATGACTTCAGTAGTTTTTAAAAAGTCATCATATTTTTCAACAGATGTTCTTTCATCTTTATCTATAACTTCTTCTTCTTTTCCAAGGTTTTTTAATGCTTCCCCAGTTTTTTTTAAAAAATCTAAATTAAATTCCATATTTTAAATGTTAGCTGCTTTATCTCGTAAATTATTTGCTTGAACATACGTAAATGTAACAGTTACTTGACCTGTAGTTGCAGTAGTTCCTGCAGCTATAAGAGTTGCTGTAATTTGTGTATCAGAATCAAATCTATCAGATTGATCTAAAGCACCGTTAGCTATTGAAGAAACTTCTCCTAAAGCTTTAACATTAGTATTACCAATAAAGAATGCTGCAGATGCTGTTTTTCCTACAGATACAGTTGCTGAAGTACCTTGGTCACTCACTACTGCAACTCTAATTGTAGTTGTAAGCAGTTGTGAGTTTTTTGGTATTACACCTACATCGTAAGTAGTTGTTCCAGCTGCTACTGCTGCATTAATCATTATTGATTGAGACATTACAACTTGACCTGTGTTTTTTACGTTATCGCCAAGTGTTGTTCCTGTTGTTTCTTTAATTGCTCCAGCTTTAATTGGGCCAGAAAATGTTGTTGTTGCCATTTTAGTTTCCTTTAGTTATTAAAGGAGGGCCCGAAGGCCCTCTAATTAATTATTTATTATAAATCTGCTGCCACTGCAATAGAATTATTTTGTAAATACATAACAGTTACTGTTGCTGCACCTGTAGTACCATCGCCATTAGCACCTGTAA